CCTCTGCAAATTGGCAACAAAAAATTTTCCGCTTTCTGATGAAAAGTCAATAGATAAGTGCGAAAAAATCAGAAAAATTTTTATTCACAGTTTCTGAATATCTATCGACAGGGCCCTTGCGTGTTCCGCAATGGCCCTGTTTGCGCTCTTCCACCCCAGCTTCTCCCGCGGGTAGTCATTCATCCAGGCCTCGATCTCTTTCACCTTCTGCCGGGTCAGGCTCGAGAAGTCCGTTCCTTTCGGCAGGAAGCGCCGGATAATCCGGTTGGCTGCCTCGTTGCTGCCGCGCTCGTAGGCAGAGTACGGGTGGCAGTAGTAGACATGGGTGCGGGCGCCGCTTCTCCGGCAGGAGGATTCCATGCCGGCGCAGTCCGCGAACTCCACACCGTTGTCGATGGTGATAGACCGGAACATCTCCCGAAACGCGGCGGAGCCCAGCTTCCGCTCCATCCGGTTCAGCGCGGCCACCACGCTGGCGCTGGTTCCGTCCTTCATCAGCTCGATGATCTCCCAGCGGGTCAGTCGCTCTGTCAGAACAAGCAGCCGCTTCTTGGACCGCCTGGCGGAGACCACAGTGTCCATCTCCCAATGCCCGAACGTCTTCCGGCTGTTGATCTCTTCGGAGCGATCCTCGATCCCGTCCCCTTTCGGCAGCCGAGCCTCCTGCACCTTCCTGTATGGATGCTTCTTTTTCTTCCCCGTGGGCAGGCTTTTGTTGGTGATGGTGGCGAACACGCCCTTGTCAATGTAGCTGTAAAGCGTCCATTCGCTGATCTCCACAGAGAAGATCCGGCCTTCTTCCTTGATCTTGGCTAGTGCCGCCGCCGGGGAATAGTGCTCCTTCCCGATCTTCTCTTCCAGATAGGAGGCCAGGGCATGGTCATTTCCGATTTTTAAGTCCGGCCCCTTGGCCTGCAGGTTCTCCCGGTATTTCCGCTCCGCGGTCTCCGGGCAGTATTTTTGCACATACTCCCACTCACTGGTCATTTGCCACGTCTGCCCCCGCTTGATCTCCCGGTAGATGGTGGAGGTGTGCACGTGGAGCGCATCGGCGATCTCCTTCGGCTTGCGCCGTTCATCCAGCATCCGCCTGATTTTCAGCCGGTTTTTCCAGGTCAAGTGACTATACTGCCGCTCCATAGCACGTCCGCCTCCTTGTCAGTTTAATTTAATAATCCATAAAAAGCCGGAATTTGTCAATCCCTTCCAAGTCATAAAAAAACGCTCCCATAGGCTATAAGCCTATGGGAGAAATTTTTTCGTTCAGATCATATCGCCTCACAAAGGCCAGTCAGCGGAGACGCCCAACACACTGGACAGCGCCCAAAGCTCATAATCCTGTACCATCCGCTCCCCGAGCTCGATCCGGCTGATGGCGTCCTGCTCCAGGACCACACCTTCGGTCTGAACCTTCGCCGCCAGCGCCGCTTGAGAGAGGCGCATGGACAGCCGCTTCATGCGTACCCGCTCGCCTGAGATATTCCGCCGCCCTTCATAATCGTTTGCCTTCACGCCGTTCCCTCACTTTTTATGGGAATCTTCAGTATCTCAGTTGACTTTACCATTATTTGGCGATATAGTCATGGTAATATCCCATAACAGATTGAAAAAGAGGGAAATAGTCTGTGAAAAGAAAGAAGGCATGGATAATCTGTCTCGCCGTGGTAGTCCTTCTTGTATGCGGTCTTGGCTTTGGAGCGGTCAAGTATAGGTCGGATGTCTCCGCTGCTTGGCAGGAGGGGTATGATCTGGGCTACCGTGACGGCAATAGTTCCGGGTATAACCGCGGCTACGATGCAGGCACTTCCGAGAATCGTCGTATCCAGGACCCGGTGTACATTACATCCTCCGGAACGAGATATCACAAATCATGGTGTCCTTATTTGGAAAATTCAAAAATACCACTATCCCGCGATGAAGCAGAGGAGGATGGTTATTCTCCCTGTTCGCGCTGTAATCCATGAAAGGAGACTGCAATGAATTTGTTGGATGTCATTAGCACTTTCGGCATGTGTAGCATTTTCTTCGCAATAGGGTGCTATCTAAAGGAACTTTGCATATATTTAGGGGACAGGAATAAGTTTGAATTTCTTCAGAAGGCTCTGGCGTTTATTTCTGTTGTTTTAATATATTTTTTCTCCATCCCTGCTATTATCGTATTCTATCCACTTCACATACTCGCCCAAAAGGGACTAGAAAAATCTATTCGTGAGGACGAACGGGAACGCGCCGAGAGACTCTTTCAGGCAGACACAAACTATGCAGTTAGAACCGCGGTCGAGGAGGAACATACCCGACTTGTTGAGATCTACGAAGAGGAAATGCAGCAGCGCATTGATAAGGTCGAAGAGAAATTGCAAGAGCGTTTCACTGAAAAATGTCTTTCCTGCCCTTATAGAAATGACAAATCCCCCGGGGAATGATCCCCGGGGGATTTTTTCATCAATCCTCGTCCTCTGCGTGCTGCTGGTCATAGATTTCCCGACCAACCTTCCGGTCAAAGGGATTGCTCTTCCAGTTCCACCCTTTGTTCTGGAGCTGCCACATGGCGGCCCGCTCCTGCCTGTCCAGTCCGTCCATGTTCCGGATCACAGCCTCCGCGATCTCCTGGGTCAGGCTTTTGGCCTCTGCTTCCTCGCGCTCCTGGGCAAAGCCTTCTTCCGCTTCCATCCACTCTCCGCCGGAGATACCGTACTCCTCTGCCACAGAGAGTTTTTCTTCCAGGCTGTCGCTGCCGGTGCTCCGGAAGATTTCCGCCTTCTGCCCATCGGTCAGGCTGGACCCGCTCAGGATGTCCACTGTGCTCCGTTTGTTTTCCTCCTTCCTCGCCTCGTCCTTCATTTCCATCAAGACACGGGTTACTTCTCCCATGTCCGCATTCTGTCCTGCCAAGGCATCCATAAGCGCCATTTCATCGTCGGACGCCATCATGGCGTAATACACCACGCTCTTTCCGTCTCCGGAGATATCGGCCGACCGCAGTGTCTTCCGCTGTTCTGCCGCCTTCAGTCCCTGGAGCTCTTGCACCAGCGAATATGCCTCCTCACCCGGCACCCCAACATCCACCATTCCCTTGTAGGCGGCGGTCTGCTTCGCGCTCAGGGTGCCGAATCCGCTCTCGACCCATTCCCGCCCTGTTGGAAGGGAGGTCCTCCCAAAAACGGCGGCACGCAGGCCGTTCGCAACCGCCTCCCAGAAGGTGTCATTGTAGACGGGGTATTGCAGCTGCTCTTCGCCCTCCGCGTCCAGGGTGTACACGCCGCCCCGGCGCACAGCATCGATAGCCTCGAACACCCGCTTGATCTGTCCGCCGCCGAACGGCAGGGCCAGGTATGCCGCGGGCTTTGCCAGCTCGTCCGCCGCCTCCTTCAGGCGTTTCTCCGGCGCCCACTCGTTGTCCATGGCCGCCCGGCGCAGTGTCCCAAAATCGGGGATAGCGCTTCCAATGGGGAGGCGCCCGCCGCCCAGCAGGCCGCCGATGAAGGGCAGTTCCTCCGCCAATGCGGTCCCAAGATTCCCTGCGGTCTCGTACAGTCCCGCCTCCTCCACCTGCCAGGACGGCGCATCGCCGATCACGGCGCCCACGCCCAGTTCCACCAGATTGGGCACCTCCCAGCCAGTCAGGTCTCCCACGGTGTCGTTCAGGATGCCGATGGGATCCAGCGCCGGCCGGCGTCCGATCAGGAACTCGTACACTTCGTCATAGAGCCAGGCGCCCAGCACGAATTTGAACAGCGCCGCCGCCAGGGCGCCGAGGCCCGCACGCCGCTTCTCCCGCGGGATGTCCTTAAAGACATAGCTCAACTGGTTGTTGACCTCCAGCTGGAACTGAGTGAAGAGCTTCGTCATGGGATTTCTCCGATTAAACAGTGTGGGCGTTGCGCCCTTGCTCCGATCCGCCATGACATTGGCCGCGAAGGCGTCCGCATCCGCCATGGCGGCGTCCTCGCTCATGCCGCGCTTCAGGTTCTGCCGGTATCTGGCCCGCACCAGACTGTCCGCGGTGAAGGTGTCGATATAGGACATGGGCCTGGACATAACCACGGATGCCTTCTGCCCCCACGTCTGCACCAGTGGATCACTGCCCCGCCGGTTTACGAGGAAGCTGCTCCGTTCTGCGATCCCGTCGCTCTCCTTGTAGGACCACAGTGTGTCCCACATCCCCCGCAGCAGCATTCCCCGGTCCAGCAGGGCGCCGCCCTGGGTCAACGGAATAAAGTTCGTCAGCCAGGAGGCTGGGTTGACAGCCACCATATTTGCCGCCACACGGCCCTCCAGCCACCGCGCCAAATTATAGAGCCTCGTTCTTCCGACGTTTCGTTCCATGTTCCGGTCCGAAAAGCTCTTCTTGTTCGCCAGCAGGTTTGTGTATTCATCCAATTCCACCACGAAATTGCTCAGAGCGAAGCGGCCCTTCTCCGTGATTTCCTCAATCGCCTTCCGTTTTTCCTCGTCGTTTTTGCCGGGGTCATCCCGCACCCGGTCGATCTGCCTGCGGATTCCCTCGTCTCCGGTTCGGTATCGGATTTCTGTCGCCAGTGTCCGAAGGCGCTGGATGTTGTCGGTCTGGTAGATCACATCCGCCACGCCCTCGATGTAACGGTCAAATCCCTCCACGGCGTCATAGGCCGTATTAAAGCCAAGCCGCTCCTGCGCATTCCCGAACCACTGAATGCCGGGCCGGAAGGCGTGCGTGAGCCCGTTGATAGTGGTGGGCAGGGCTGTAACCTCCGTGCTGATGCCCAGCGCCCGGCCGAATGTGGCCAGGATTCCGTCTCCATCCCCTGGCTGGAAATGCGGGAAGTACCCTTGGCGGTAGTTCACCGGCTCGTAGCCGTTGCGCACCCGGGCGTCATTCATCTGCTGGAACAATTCGTCGTAAATGGTGCGGAATGTCTGTACAGCGTTCCGGATCTTCCCCTGATCCAGATGGGGGCTGGTCTCCCACAGGTCCCGGATCACCGCCTGCCATTCCTCTAGGGTCTTTCCGTCCCGGACTTTCCGCCGGCCGCGGCTCTGCTGGATCATGCGGATGTTGTCCTCTGCTTCTCCCAGCAGCTGCACCGCATGGGCCTCGGATACCGTGTTTCCCTTTGCCACCTTGCGGGAGAGATGCATGCCCCGCACCTGGTCTCTGTATCGGTTCTTCAGACGGTTCGAGTCTGCCGCCGCCCGGTGGACCGGCTTGAAGTAGGTCTCAATGATCTGCTCCGCCAGCTGCCTGTCCGGCACAATATCCCGGATGTTCCGCTCCATGGTCTCCCGGGCGTACAGGATTCCGGATTTCTTGTCCTTCCAGGCGTTGGCTGTCTCCAGCAGATGCTCCGCCTGGGTCCGCATCTCCGCTTTCCGGCTCTGGTTCCACAGCCGCAGCAGGCCGGTGATCCGCTCGTATTCCCGCTTCGCCTGATAGACCTCCGTGATCCCCCGGACATTGTCCCTCTCCGGGTTCAGGTGCCGCGGCTCGATCTCACCCCGCAGCAGCCGCCCCACCTGCGCCTCGTCGCTGTCTGTCAGAAGGTTCCTGGCCTCCGCCTTTTCATAAGTCCGCCGGGCTTCCTTCAGGTCCGTCCACAGCGCGTTTACCTCCTCCAGCGTGGCGGGCGCCTGGTCGGCCGCCTCCGCCGGCTGTCTGGAAGCATCCGCGTACCGCTTCACATTCCGCAGTTCTCCCAGGAGGTCGGTCACGGCCGCCTCAAAATCGTGCTTGGCATACTGCCGGAAGTCCGCCGCCCGGTCTCCGTAATATTCATCCAGCGTCTGCTCCACAATCCGGAAGGACTTGGACACCTCCGCGATCCGCTCCAGCTGGTCCGGGATATTGTTCTCCCGATCCTCGTTGAAGAACTCCGGCCACCGGGCGGACAGCTCCTGGTAAACCTGGTCCACGTTGGTTTTCCCGCTCTTTGTGGAGATGTTCAGCCGCCCGAAGTTGCTCTTCCGGAAGTCGTTGAAATCCGGGATACCTGCTGCGTCCTCCTGGGAGACCTCCAGCTTCGTGTTCCGCAGGTAGTCCCGCAGCTCCTTGTACTCGTCGTAGTATTCCCGGGCCGCCACCACGCCCTGTTCGTATGCCTCGTCGAACAGGTTATCCATTGTTTCAGCGGGCACTCGTCCCTCCACCAGGTACGCTTCGGAGATATCGCGTACAATGGGGGCAAGGAACTCCCGCCGCGCCCACCTGGGAACGCTCAGGCTGTTGCCCATCTTTCTCAGCAGCTTCCGCTCCACGCTCTTTAGGTAGTTTTGCGCCCGCGGGGGCAAAGCAGCAACCGCGCTTTCCTCCCGGGACTGCTCCGTTTGATTGGCGGAATCGTCCGGTGCCGCCGCGGAGTCCTCGTCCATGCTGTACCGGATGTCCTCATCGTCCAGCGTGGGGAGAGAGAGGCCCGGGATCTCCGGCTCCGCGCCGCTCTCCATGGCGGCGTCCAGGTCCGCGATGTAGGCATCGTAGTCCTGGAACATATCTGCGAACTGCGCCCTGGCGTTTTCCGGGTCCGCCTTGTGATAGCCCCAGACAAGGGCATTCAGCTCATCGAATGCAATATCCTGTTCTCGCTGCGTCAGATCAAGTAAGCTCTCTCTTCCGGGGAAGCGTCGTCCTAGGATCATGTCCATGATCTCAGCAGACTGATTACTTGTGAAGTCGATATAATCTCCTGTGTTTTCCAGAAAATCACGGTACTGCGCCTGTCCTTGCTGTCTGGCAGCATGGACTGCCTCGTGGTAGCCCACTACGCCTGCCAGCTCCTCCGGCACGCTGTCGGAGATGTAGACGCTTCCGCCGCTGGTTAGGGCCCAGGCGTTGGGGTTTTTCTCTTTGATGGCGGCGTCCTCCACCACAAATGCGTCCGCTCCGTACCGGCCCGCATTTTCAACCGCAATTCCGGCCGCTATAGAAGGCTGGTCAATTACACGTCCTCTTGCCCAGGAAGCGGGGGCTGTACGCCCTCTTCCTTCATCCGTCTGGCTACTTGCCGCATTTCTTCTTTGAGCCGATCCAAGTCTTCCTGGGTTGGTTTCTTCTGCTTCCCGCCCCCGTACATCTTCTCCATAAATTCCTCGAAGGGTGGTGTCTTGGCCATTGTCTGCGCCTCCTTGCTGATCTGTCGTTCTGCCGCCATCATACGCCGCCGCCTGGGCGGTGTCAACAGCGAACCGCCAGCCATGGTCCTCCGTCCGCTCCAGGCCGGTTTCCTCCCGGATGGTGTCTGCGTCCACGCCCTGGAAGAACAGCCGGTCCGCCTCGTCCTGCGCAGCCGTTGACGGCTCCGCCGTCTTACGGATGCGGCGTGCCCCTTGCGGGTGCTGCTGGGCGTCGGTCGGCTCACTGATAGAGTATCGAATCCGGTTGTCATTCGGGGAGAAAGCACCGCTGTTTTCTGTTGCGTGTTTGATCTGGTTTGGGAACCACGCAATGAAATGTTTCTCTCCACTGGGGAAGTTCACCTGCACACCGTCATATCCAAGGACGTCCCGCACCGCCTGCCGGTACTCTGTGGGATGGTCCCGGAAAATGTCGGTTGCCAGGGTCCCCAGCGTCCAGTCATACTCCCTCGCCAGCCGGTTTATCATGGATCTCTTTGGGCCGCTCTCCCAGTAGTCGTCAAAGAAGTCTCCCAGGATGGAGTTTTCCGGGTCCATAATGTCCGGCATCTTCCCGATGATCTTTGCCGCCTGGCTGGCCGGCACCTCGATCTGGTACAGGTTCGGCGTATCTCTCGCTTCCACCACCAGGGGATTCCTGATATTCAGGTAGGCCGGGATCACGTTGGGGTTGTCCATTCCGCCCGGTTTGCTCTGATCGTTCAGGGTCCTGGTGGTGTACCCCTCCGCCGTCTCTCGGTCCGTTGTGAAGTAGAAGCCGCTCCCGTACTGATCGTTGCCCTGCCCCGTGAACTCTGGCAGAAATTCCTCGATGCTGGTCCCTGTCCCATGATACACAATCAGGGGGCGTCCCTGACCGTCCACCACCTGGCTGTGGTCCGCCCGGTCGCTGGTCCAGTCTCCAAACCAGTCCTTGAACGCCTGGCTGTCCACCGGTTCCGCCGCCTCTGCGGAAAAGCTGTTCCCGAAATTATCTGCAAACACCGTGTTTTCGTCCCCGGTGTTGGGCATGGTCTCCCGCCGCTGCTCCGGCGTCATCTGCCGTCGCTGCGCCGCATCTCTGGCCTCGATTTCTCCGGCGGTGTTGAAGTATGCGTCATACGGTGTACGCCGTGCGTCCATGCCCGCAGAGATGGCAGCATCCCGTTCTGCTCTGGCGGCGTAGTATTCGTTCAGAAGATCCTCCCATCCGCCCTCTCTGGCCGCCTCTTCAATCGTGTTCATCCGATCCAGGTATCTCTGCTGCCCTTCCTGGCTCTCCTCCTTCCAGTAGAGATCATCCCAGGCGTAGTAGGCCCTTGCGTTTTCTAGGTTGATGGTGTCGTTCGGCCACTCTTGACGGAAGCGGTCTTCAATCTCCCGCAGTCTCTCCCGTGTTTCCTGAATTCTTCCACGGTATTCAGGCCGGATGGCGGCCTCTCTCGGCGTTCGCCAGTATTCCGGGCTGCTCCCGCCGGCAAACCCCTCCGCGTTCTGGATGGCGTGCTGGATCTCGTGTACCAGCGTGTCCTCCGGAGAGGACCGCAGGGAGTTGTCCAGCGTGATGGTGTTGGTCTCCGTGTTGTACGTCCCGTATGTGCCGTCCGGCAGGTCCGCAAAGCGCAGGCCCGCCCGCCGCAGCTGGGGATAGTTCTGATAGAGCTCGTCATGGCGCACAAAGTCAGAGAGCCGCAGCGTCTGCTGTTCCTCCGCCCGGCCCGGGCCGTGCCCTTCTTCCAGGAGGGAGCGCAGCTCCGTCTGTTCCTCCTGGGTGATGGTCCCGTCAATGAACCTCCCCTCCAGCTCCCGGAACCTGGCATACTCCGCCCGGTCGCTCCGGTTCATGTCTCCCCAGCGGCTGTACTCCATGCCGGAATCGTCGATCTCGAACCGCCATTTGCCGTCCGCGCCTGTGTACCACCCGGTCTCCTGGAAGATGGTCTCCATGGCCACGCCCCGGCGCTCCATGTCCTGGGCCCGGTCCAATGCCTCCAGGTCCGCCCGCCTGGCATTCTCCCCGCCGAAGCTGTAGCGGTTCAGCATGGAGATGTCCTCCAGCCCCTCTTCTTCCATGATGGTGTCCAGGGCTTCGTCGAACTCTTCGTCACTGATCCTGCCTGCTGACAGGTCTTCCCGCAGGACGCGGATTTCCTGACGGATTTCTTCACGGCTCCGCTGTTTCTCTTCCTCCGCTGCCGAATCGGTCTGCTGCTTCGGCGCCGTCTCTTGTTCCCGCGCCTGCGGTTCAGTCTGCCGCTCCGTCTGCTGTCCGGCCGGTGCCGCCTGCGCAGCGGGGGCCGCCGTCTGCTGGGCACTCCGTCCTGCCTCCTGAGTGGTCCGTGTCTGCTCCAGCGCCCTTGCATAGGTATTCCTGGCGGTCGTGAGGAAGTCCCGCTCCCGGGCGCTGCTGTTTCCCAGCTTTGCAAGGAGCTGGTCGATCCAGTCCATGATCCGCTGAGCCAGAGTCGGTTTCTCTCTGGTCAGCTCCAGAATTTCCTGTTCACTGGTGAGCAGGTTATGCTCTACGTACTCTGCTACAATCTCCTGGTCAACTTCCTTCTGACTTCTTAGGAGTTTCCCATTCTGCGCATAGAACGCCTGTTTCTCCTGCCGAAGCCGCTCCAAATCCCCGCCGGTCTTCTGGATGCGGTCAAATACCAGGGAAGAGAGGTCTCGGTACGCGTCTGCCATCTCCACACTGTGAGTCAGCTCGTGGGAGATGATCTGCGCCACCGGATTTGCGCTCCGGCTGTTGACGTAGATGGTGTCCCCGTCGAAATACCCGTTGGCCCGGCCGGAGGGGTCCTGTCTTTGCGTGCCGTCATAGAAGCGAATCTCTCGGCCTGTGGCCCGGCTGATCTCCGCTGCCGCCCGGACATCCGCTTCCGCCACGCCGGCAGCGGCGGCGCTCTGTTCCAGCTCCGCCACATTGACCGCCGCCGGCTGTCTGGTTTCTTCGCCTCTATTGACAATTTCCGCGCCCGGTGCTATGGTAGAATCAGAATTGAGGGGACGCGTACCCTCAACCGGACGTGATTGAACTTCCGCCGCGGCAGGTGCTTTTCCTGTGTCAAGAGACGGAGATTCTTTCAGGTCCGCTGAATCCCTCTCCGGCGTTGTGGTAACTCCGTCTCGAACGGTAACTCCGCTCTTTGTGTCGCCGGAGGGGGATTCTTCTATTCTGATATAGTTCCCCTCAGAGTCGACGACCTCGGACAGATAAAATTTGTTGTCGGGCCGCTGGTCTACAACTGCCGCGACATAGGTTTGGGTCCCCGCAATCGTCACTGGAGCCGCAAAAACATAGCTTGCATATCCGCGCCCTTTCCAATTTGGATCAAATGCAATCTGGCGCCCCTCCTGAATGACCTCCGGAACCGCCGTGATGCTCACCATCTTCGCCCGGTTCAGCGGCCGGTGGTTGAGCATTCCGCCAACACCATACTCCCCAAGGCTCACCGCTCCAAAGCCGCTCCGGGTGACAGTGCCTCCGATCCGTTTGAAAAAGTCTCTGATCTGTTCCGATGGTTTCTTGGCGCGGTTGTTCATCTCGCGTCCAGTCAGTTCTGCCACCGGTTGCATATCCCTGATGGAATCAATGCTTCCAGCCAAGGTCCTTGCAAGCCCTTTCCCGGATTCCAGTGCGGAGCTTCCTTTCCGAACCGTGACCGCCGCCCCCTCCGGGGCGGCGTTTTGCGTGCCCGCGGGCACCGCCTGCGTGATCTGCGGGCCCTGCGCCTGCCTGTTCCCGGAGGGCAGGGGGGAGGCGGTTTCCACCTGTCGCCGCGCCTGGGCCTCCGCCGCCCGGCGTGCCGCGGCGTTGATCCCTCTCGCGGCGCCGATCTGTCCGCCGCCCAGGACGCCGCCCACCACGGCGCCGCCCGCGAACTCCTGTGCGGCGGTGGCGGGGTTGAAGATGGCCCGCTCGTCCGTGGTGGAGAACAGGGGATTGCCCGCCCCGTACATGGGGTTCTGCAGGGCACGCTCGATCACGCCCTGCACCACTTCCTCCTTGCCCTCGTCCACCATGGCCTCCACCCAGGACTTCCAGGCGCTCTGCCCGCCTCTCAGCTGGTCCGGCAGGGTCTGGATGCCGCCTCCGATTTCCACGGCGGCGTTCATCAGGCCGTTTCCAATGGCGTACAGCGCCGCCTTTGCCCGCATGGCGTTCTGGTTCTCCGGCGGCTCGTAGGTTTCGCCGATCAGCGCCGCGGTCATTTCCTTCTGCGCCTCCAGCTCGATCATGTCGTCCAGAGCGTCCTCGTAGCTGCTGCCCACCACCTGGGCAAAGGAGGTCCAGTACTGGGGGTTTTTCGCCATGGAGCGGACGGCCCCCTGTACCGTCGCCGCCACGCCGGGGCTGACGGCCTGCGCCGCTGTACTGGTCAGCCCCGCCGTGGTCTGCGCGGCCGCGCTCCCGCCGCCGGTCAGCAGGGCAAGGACCGCCTGGGGCAGGGCGGCCACTGTGCTGGCGCCCAGGTCCTCAAAGATCTGGGCGGCCTTTCCGCCCCGCGTCGCGTTGGGCGCGTAATGCGCTTCAATGGCCTCCTGCTCCTTCCGGATGTCCGCCGCCCATCTGTTGAGAAGTCCCTTGTCGGAAAAGGTGCCCAGGTCATTTCCGCTCAGCAGTTCAAAGGGCGCAAGCGCGATATCCTCAGCCAGCGCGAAGGTGTCTCCGCCAAACCGCGCCACCTGCTCCAGACCCTTGACCACCGCGCCTTCCACGGACTTTCCGAAAGAATACGCCCCCTCGATCTTCCCGCCGTTTTCCGCCCGCCCAGCCTTCCGGCGGGGGTTCGTGATTCGGTCCAGATCCTCTTCCAGCGCCTTTCTCGCTGTGTACGCGGTCCGGGTCTGCTGGCTGTCCAGGCCGAATTCCCGCCCGATTTCCTCCAGTGCTTCCCGCTCCAGGCCCTCCGCCGTGAGCCTGGGAGCGGCAGCGCGAGTCTGCTCGATGGCGTCCAGGCGGACCAGTGCCTCCCGGATGGCGTCCGCCCGGCTTTCATCGGTCTGCGTCCCTTTTGTGCCGGAGGCAGTGGGCAGGGAAGGGGAGGCCACCCGGCCCTTTGGCTGTGCCCACGACGGCGCGGCTGAGCTTAGCGTGGATGCCCGGTTCCGCACCACCTGTACCTGTTCCTTTGTCGGGTTTGCGGATCCGTAGACCCGCTCCCGCAGCTTTTCAAGATTAGATGGCATATCATCACCCCGCAAGATTCAAAGCCTGGAGGATCGTGTCGATCCCTTCCTCGTTGATGTTTCCGGCCTCCAACTGGTTCAGGAGATAGCCGGTGATCTCCTCTTCTGTGCTGTTTCGTGCCATATTCTGTACATTTCTCAGTACCATCCCGTAAGCGGGGCCGTATGCGCCGGCGCTGGAATTATTCAGGATCGTCTCGTAGTCCGGTAGATTAGATTGGGAGACAGTCACGCCGCCGCTTTCCGCCTCCTCCTGGGCAATTTCCCACTCCGTATAATCATCGTAAAGTCCGGAATTGGATGTGAAGCCGAATTTCTTGTAGTTGTTTGCAATGTAGCTCTTTGGATGTCCGGACTCCATAGCCGCGGCAAATAGTCCGTTATAATCCTGGGCCCCGCCTCCGCCGCTGTTCCTGCCCCCGCCGGAGCTTCCGCTTCTGACCTGCTGGGCAGCCTGCCGCCGGTAGGCTTCCTCCAGGGCCTGGACATACTCGCTCCTGTATCCGGAGGCGCCCACCAGATCCGCGCTGGGGCTTCCGCCGGCGGCCAGAATGGCATCCACCTGGGCCCGGGCCAGGTCCGTTTCCTCCGCCTGCTTTTGCTCGTACAGCCCCACCTTGTCCATCCAGCGGTTGTAATCCACGCTGTCCTGCCCCTGGAGGGAGGCCAGTTGGTTCTGCAGAATATCGAAGTCGGAGAGATACTGGTTGAAGGCAAAGTTCCGGTCCGTGTTGAACTGTCCCAGCTGGTCCAGGTACTTGGCATAGTCCAGCTGCTCCTGCGTGTTGACCGCATTCAGATCCTGCAGGCTCATGTTGTACTCGTTCAGGTAGCGGTCGTATGCCTGCTGGTACAGCGTAGGGATGATGTCGTTCAGCTGGGTCGCGTAGTAGTCCCCGGCCTGGGTGGCCGCCGTGAGAGCCGCCGTGGAGGGCCGTCCTCCGCTGGCCGCTGCCGCCTGGCCCAGTGCGTTTGCGGTGGCCCGGTCTCCCTCCCGCAAATAGGACTTCTTGTAGCTGCTCCACTGGGGGTCATCCTCCTTGCTCCAGGAGAAGTCCGGCCGGTTGATGATGGCGTCCAGCAGCGCCTGCTGCTGTTCCGCGTACTGGTTCTCATAGCTGGGGCGCTCCTGGTCAAAGGTGAAGCTCCCGAAGCCGTTGATCTTGTCCAGCACGCTGTCGATCTGGTTCGGGATCTTCCCGTCCGAGATGTAGTCCGCACCGTATTTTCCGCCGGTGTACCCGCCGTAGCTGGACCGGAGCTGGTTGGCCGCCTCGTTGGCCAGCAGCTTTGCCTCCGGCGTGGTCGCCTTGTGGATGTCCTGTTTCAGCCCCAGGATGGAGTATCCGAACTCCGGGTATTTTCTGGCCGTGTCCAGGTCCGCCTGAGAGAACTCCCCCAGCAGGCCGGCGTTGCTGGCCGCTGTCAGAAATCCGTCATAGGTGAAATTCGGCATGATCTTTCCTCCTCACTGTCTTCCCGGTAGAGATTTCAGGCTGCTCCCGTCGTAATACTCCCGTGCCAGAGAATATACCCGGCAGCCGCCGTGCCCTTCCAGTTTGATCCGGTAATGGTCCCCGCGCCGCGGCACGATGGGGAGGGTGTAGCTTCGTTTCACACCGCCCTCCAGCGTCCCGTTTACCGCGATCCATTCGCCCGTCGAATCGAACATGATGAAGAGCTGCACTTCCGCGCCCTCGTCCACCTCCAGCCGCAGCAGGAGCTTGGAGACGCCCTTCTTGTTTGGACTGTCCTCGCACCAGTCGGCAAACTCCGCCATCCAGTCAAAGGCATCCTCCATTGTTGCCTCTTCCGGCGGATTCTGGATGTTCCCGGTGATCCAAATGTTCCCGCCCTCGTCCAGCAGATAGAGATTTCCGGCGCAGCGGGCAAAGTGTGTGGACTGGGTGGCGTCCTCGATGTGCCACGCCCCCCGCTGGGTGTCGTAGACATACAGGAGATAGGCGCCGTCCTTCCCGGCCATGGAGACGTAGTATTTGAGCCCATCGGACCCGCCCACGGCGTCCTCGAACCGCTCCACTCCAAACGCCGCCCCCACCGGCTGGGGGATGCCCCCGGAGTAGGCCATGATCCCCGCCCGGGAGTGGTAGAACAGAATCTCTCCGGCAATCGCCAGGCTCCGGTCGCTGCCGGCCGCCACGCCCAGGGTAGCGCTGCCCATCACTTCAAAATTGGTTGGGATGGAGCCGTACACCTTGTAGATGTGGTCCTCCTTGAAGAAGATGGGATACCCCAGAAAGGAGATACATGCCGTGAAGCTGCCGGCGCTGCCGGTGTCTACGGAATAGCTGTCCGTCGCCAGTCCCTCGTACACATTCCAGTTGAAGATGTCCCCCAGCTTGGAGGCGTAAATGGTGGTCTTGTCGCAGCCCCACAGGCGGTTCTCGTTCTCGCAGACGAACAGCAGGTCCGGCACTGTCCGGGAGACCGAAAGCTCCCCGGTTTCGGTGTAGGGCGTCACACCGTCCTCGCCATCCAGGGTGAAGATGTATTCGTAGAAGTACAGCTTGTCCCCGTCGATCTCCCGGATCACCGGGGTTTTGTTGTTCTCTGTGTGCTTCGTGCATCCCGCGATGGTCACGGCGTCCCCAGCCTTGAAGTAGTCCTCCCAGTTGACGCCCTCCGCCTGGATGCAGTTGGCCTCCGCGTCCTCTTCATACAGTTTCCCGTTGGTGAAGGTGAGGGAGGCACCGGTCCAGGTGGCCTCCAGATTGCCGAACTCGTCCGCCGCCGTGTTGTAGTATGCCTTGTCCGGGAAGATCACGATGTAGGCTCCCAGGGCGGTGAAGGTCTTCCGGCCGGCTGTCACGGTCCCCTTGGCCACGCCATCATAGTAGAACGTGGTCCCGTCCACCCAGCACAGCTTGTCCCAGCAGAACAGACCGCCGGGGTCCTGCAGCGTCTTGTACAGCATCCGCCGCGACCTGGTCGCCAGCAGGGGAGAGTAGTCGCTGCACAGGTTTCGCATATCCCACAGCTCCCCGTCCTTGGCGCCCAGGTTGTGGTTCAGGCCGGCGAACTCGTCCTGTTTGGCGGTCTTGATCCCGTCGGCATAGGATACCTGCGGCAGTCTCACTTTCTGTCACCTCCTCGGAAGTCGATGAATCGGGATAGGACCTCCAGTGATTTTACGGAGATCGTGTCCGGCGCCGGCGCCCGCAGCTTCGTAAAACGGATCTCTGCCGGCGTCTCGGCAAGCTGTCGGTGCTGCTCCTCGTATTCTCCCCGCTCTCCGGGGGCGCGGAAGGTGAATCGCCCCTGGGCCACGCGGATGTTTCCGTCCTCGTCCTTGGCTGCGAACTTCTCCACCAGCTTCCGCTCCTCCGCCGCGAAGGTCTCCGCTTCCGCCGCCGTGGCCTGTTTGACCTTCATCAGGGCCAGAGCCAGGGAGTAGGGGACGGCCTGCCGCCCGACCTCCTCCGCCGCCAGGTTGGCCATGACGGCCTCCATCAGCGTTATTTTCATGTCTTACTCCTTCCCGGCCGACAGGGCCGCCACTTGTTCTTTCAGTTCTGCTATCTCCTCCGCCATCTGCTGGATTTTGGCAATCGCCATAATCTGAATCTCTCCATAGCGCAGGGTATAGAGGCCGTCCGGCCGTTCCTCGCCGGGCGGCTCTGTGCACAGGGCCGCGAAGTCGCTCTCCGGGATACCCTCGTCCGCCAGGGCCTCCTGCACCTCCTGGGCAATCAGGCCCAGGTGGCGGCGCTTGTGCCCCTCATAGACGAAAGTGCAGGGCTTCAGCCGGTCAAAGACGCCCAGGTATTTCTCCACATCGTACTGCTTCTCCGTCTTCAATCGCGCGTCGGATGTTGCGGCCGGCTCCCCGTTGATGAATACCGTGTCCCCGGTGATGGACACCTGCGTACTGGTGCACACCACCGTGGAGACGCCGTCATATCCCATCCGGGCGCCGTTGGTGGTGCAGATCACCACCGCCGCCTCGTTGCTGCTGGCAATGGCGATGCCCGCCGTGGAACTCCCCGAAGCCGTCATGCCGGACATGTATCCGATATAACCGCCCAGGGAGAACCCGCTGGCCGTCCGGTACACGTCCATCTGTCCGCCCAGGTGGATGATGTCCGCGAAGATGGTCCCCGTGGTGATGTTGTCGCCGTTGATGGTGGTGGCGCCGGAGGTCTCCAGATCCGCGAAGAGGACCATTCCGGTGAACGTCACCCGGGCGGAGTCGATCACGGCCCCGTTTGCGGACAGGTAGATGGTGGAGCTGCTCTCCCCATTGCTCACAGAAAGGGAGAAGCTGCCCACCGTCTGCTGCAGGCTGCTGATCTGCCCCGCCTGGTTGGCAACCGTGCTGGAAAGGCCGTCGGCCGTCACCTGCAGGGCCGCGATGTCTCCCTCGGCGTCTGTGATCTGCGCGGCCAGTCCCGTGGCTGTGGCCTGCAGGGTGGTGATGTTCCCCTCCGCGTCCTCCATCCGGGCAGACAGCCCCGCCGCCGTGATGGCAAGCTGGGTAATCCGTTCGTCGCTGTCCTCCAGATGGATGTAGATGGGCTCGGTGATGGCGTTCTCCCAGTCGTCCACCGCCGCCTCGTTCATGTTGGAGAGATCCAGGTTGTGCAGGGTGTACCGCAGCTGCTCCACCAGCATATACATGTAGTTTTGGATTGTGGTGACCTGCTCTTTCAGGTTCTCATCCCCGGTGAACGTGGGGAAGTTGCTGTCGATGTACAGCCAGTTGGATGGCACGTCGTCTCGCCTCCTGTAAGAAACGGGGCCGGCCGCACCGGCCGGCCCCTCGTCCGTTTATGTTGGATGGAATTTTTTGTGATACCGGTACAGCATGACGGCGAACTGTTTGCGGGTCATGCCCTGATCCAGCATCAGGTCCCCGGCGCTGTTGCCCAGCATAATGCCCTCACTGGTGATCCACTCCACCGCTTTTTCAGCCTCCGTCGGCTCTGCCGGCTCCGGTGCGTCCTCTTCCTCCCAGGCAATACCCAGGTAGTCCAGGATGCCGCGGGCCTCTGCCTCCGCCAATCTTTGCCGGTAGCTGCTGTTCCGCAGGTTTTTCACGTCGCCCTCGTTGGTGTGGAAGCCGTGCTCGATCAGCACCGCCGGCGCCACCGTCCCTTTCAGCACGTAGAGGGACGGGGCTTCCACGATGGGGGTGGACCGCACCGCGATCCCCGCTGCCCTCACCGCCTCCAGGATGCTCTGCGCCGCGGTATATCCGCCGCTGGTCTTGCTGAACACATAGGCGCTCCACCCGGAGGCGGAGGACCAGCCGCTGCCCGCCGCCGCATTGGAGTGCAGGCTCACAAACAGGTCCAGCCCCCGGATGTTGTTGGCGATCTTGCACCGCTGGGCCAGGCTCACCGCCTCGCCGCCGGTGCGGGTCATCGTCACGGCCACACCGTACCGCTCCAGGATGGCCTTGATCCGGTTCCCCATGTCCAGGGCGAACTCGTGCTCATAGTAGGTGCCGTCCGGGCTCTTGTTGGCCAGGTTGCTTGCGTCGTGGCCCGGGTCCAGGCAAACCGTCTTTTTCTCGCTCACAGGTGCTTCCTCCGTTTCTCCGTCGTCCAGGTACAGCAGGATCAGGTTCTGGCTGGGGTCCTTGCCCTGGATCAGGACGTTCTCGCTCTTCACATACAGATTGACCTTGCCTCCGCCGTCCATCATCACGGCGAATTGACAGCCCTGGCCCGCCATGTAGTCCCGCAGTTCCTCCGGCGTCATGGCTCCGCTGGAGCCGTCGGACGCCCCATAGGTGATCCAGGTATCCTTCGTCAGGCCCACGGCCACCCGGCCCCGCCGGCCGCCTACGTCGGCGTTGTAGGTCAGCTTCTGCTGGGGCCGTCCCGCCCGGACCAGCAGGCAGTTTGCCACATAGTTCCGGCAGTCGCTCTCCCCGCCGGGGGGGACCAGGACGGGGAGCATGTCGGCTCCCACGTCCCAGCCCAGGGCCCAGTAGCTGTACTGCTGATCCGCAAACAGGACGGTCCCGCCCGCCTTCACCGGGCACACCGGCGCCCATTCGGCAGGATTGTAAAACGCTCCTGTCATGGCAAGGTCCGGCTTCTCCCGCTCCACGATCTCCGAAAGGGACAGCTTCTCCGTGTTCTGGTAGACCACCGCCCGCAGGATCATCTTCAGCGGCGTCCTCTCAATATGGACCATATCAGCCCTCCACAATCTCCCAGTCGTCCGCCAGCATATCTGCCTGGGAGGCCAGCCAGCCCATCTGCACGCCGGAGGTGCCCACGAAGGCCAGCGCCTGGTTCCCAATGGCGTCGTGCTCCGCATTCACCACCGCGCCGGTGGGGCTTTTGTAACTGATGGCCTTTGCCAGCTCCACATACTGGCCTTTTCCGTTCCAGCCCTTCCGGGCAATGCGTTTGCCCTTCTTGGCCGCCTCAATGGCCATGCCGAAGGTCATGGCGTAGGCCGGCCTGCCTGCCTCCGTTTTCGCCTTCTTCACGCCATGTACCGCGGTCTGCAGCAGGAAGCCCAGCAGGAACCACACCTTGTCCTTGATCTTCCCCAGGCAGATTTCCCGGCCCAGCTTCTCGTCGTAGTTCTCCGCGCTGACGCAGGCAGAACTCTCCACAATCTCGAACCCGTTCCGCAGAAGGGCCCGGACCACTGTGGTCTTGTCTCCCATGGTCTGCGTCCAGGTCTCCAGGATGAAGTCATCCACCATCTGCTGACTGATGCTGGGAGCGTCTGTCCGCAGATCGGGGTTGACGGTCAGCGGCAGATAGGCCTGCTCGAACACATCCTTGGGGCTCCAGCTCTCGTATCCGTCCGGGTAATGGACCCGGTAGCCTTCCTCGCGGTTCATGCTTCTTGGGACCGGACCGCTCTCAGGATAAATCTCCCCATCGATCCGGAACGCCGGCTCCGCCTGGATGATCTTGGTCCCGATGTATGTCTTCATCAGTCTTCCTCCGTCAGCACATCGCTCCGCAGGCGGTACTTGCGCCCGGCGATGTAGACATAGGCGGCCTCATGTCCCATGTCCACGTCCACCGTGCGGCCGTTCACCACATGGACCTTTTCCAGGCTGCCCACGCCGTGGTCCAGAATGCCCCATCCGTTGGCCTCAGCAGGGGTCTCGCCCACACGGGTCTCCGCCAGCTCCTCCGGGGTAATCACATTCCGGTCAGGGTTCAGGCGCAGGGGAGAGCCCAATTCCTTCAGACCGTCGTTGGTCTCGTCCTTACCGGCCTCGCCCAGGGTGTACTTCTGCAGCACTTCTTCCACAGTCTTCATGTTCAAAATCTCCTTTTCAAAATTTAATATCAACCGCACAGCGGCTTGATGCCTATTCGTTTTTGGTGTTTTCGCTTTCCTTCGGATCGTCTCCGCCGCCCTCGCCGGCGATGCTCTCCCCGGCGGCGTCCACGGCATTTTTGCCGATCTCCAAAATGTTCCGCAGCCAGGAGGGGACAGGTGCCCCAAAGGTAACGGCGTGCTCCGCCAGGGAACCCAGCTCTCCGATGATGTACCAGACGATCACCAGCGGCCCTAGCAAAACAGAATATGTAAATGGCAGGGACACCGCCGGGATATGCCCCAGGATGCTCCCGATCAGCCAGTCCGCCACCAGGGCGATGCACACCACCAGGATCATCCCGCCTTTGTGCCAGGCGCCCTCCCGCATCTTGGCGCTGGACCAGCGCCCCTCCTTGGCTGCCGCCGCGCTGCCGATCAGCCAATCCGCCAGCATCAGCAGCACCCAGGCGATCACCAGCCACCCGAACCAGCCCCACAGGGCCGTCATGGTAGCCACCGCCGCCGCGATGGCGGCCTTTACCGTGGTCACAGTCGTTTCATTCATGGTCGTTCTCCTTTCGGTCAAATGTTTTCCTATATGCCCGCCGCGCAGCCTCCGGCAGAATCGCGGCGTAGATCATGGTGGTTTTGGGGTCCTCATGCCCCAGGAGCTGTTGAATCACCGGCAGCGCCATCCCGCCTTTCAGGGCCTGCGTGGCAAAGGTATGCCGCAGGATGTGGGGGTGGACCCGCCGTTCCAGCCCGGCCCGCTGCCCGATTCGTGCCAGGGCTTTCTCAATACCTCCCGGCGTCAAAGGGGGCCATGGCGCTCTGACCGCCGCGAAAAGCGCGTCTCCGCCCTCCCGCTGACTCAGGTATTCCCGCAGAAGCTGTCCAGCCCGGACGGAGAAGAACACCGTCCGCGCCTTCCGCCCCTTTCCCAGCACGCGTACACTCCTCTGCTTCCAATCCACCTGCTCCGCACGAATCCCTGCCGCCTCGCTCAACCGGCAGCCGCTGGAGGACAGGAATTCTACCAGCGCCTGGTCCCGGATGTTCCGGCAGCCCTTCCGCAGTTGGCTCAGTTCCGCCTCTGTCAGAGGGCGGCGAGCCGCCGTCCGGTCCACGCTCCGGCTCCTGATCCTCCGCATGGGGCTTTTCCCGATCACGTCCTCCAGCTCCAGCCATGCGAAAAAGCTCCGCAGCGTGTTGGCGTGGGTGACGATGCTCCCGTTCTTCAGCCCTCGCTCCGACAGTCCGGCCAGATACCGCCGGACATCGTCGGCGGTGATCTCCTCCGGCGGCCTGTCTACATTCCGCGCAAAAGACCGCAGCACAAGGCCATAGTCTTTCAGCGTTTTGGGGGACAGGCCGTCGATCCGCTTCGCCGCCAGGAATGACTCGATCCGCTCACGGAGCGCCAGGGCGCCGCCTGTCTCTGCCCAGGTAATCCGGTACGCCTCCAGGACTTGTCTGATCTCCGTCTCCATACCGGGGGCCAGTCCTACCAGCCTCCGCTCCAGCTCCGTCTTTGCGTCCATACGCAACACCTCCCGCACCAGTATAGCAGGAGGGTGTCTTAGTCTAATAAGGCGCCCGCGGGTTTGGGCTGGGCGGACAATCCAAAGAACTTACCTCTGGTGATGACCTAAACACTATCTGGGAAAATGGCTGGTATCGGTGGGGATCAAGTAGTCCGCAAAATGCTCCTGACATGGCACCCGGAAACGGTGAGTCACGCTACATATTTGCGCGGGTTACAAATTATGATGCCCAAAATGTCCTACAGGAATATTGGTCACTTAACCAAGGCGCACAAAATCAAGCACGCCGCATCTGCAGGAATGGCGTTTGGGGGCCACTCGAATGGATCAATCCGCCCATGAAACTGGGTGTTGAGTACCGGACAGTCGAGAGCTACAACAACAAGCCTGTCTATGCAAAAGCAATCAGTTTCGGTCAGGCACCAAATGCCACATACAAAGACGTTTCTCATGGGATAGAGAGTTTCGGCCAGCTTGTCTCATACACAGGGATGATGGGGGGTGCCAATCTGATCGAAACGCCTGCGCTTGACAGTATTCAGATCAATGCCTCCAATATCCGGATCACGACAAATTCGGATGTATCCGCCAGTTATGTATATCTGGTTTTGCGTTACACAAAAACAACTGATTGAGGTGAACACCATGAAGATCCTGAAATACAAACTGGCTACGGAGGCCAACCACGGAACCCCGGAGAAGCCGATGATGGAAACCGTACTCTCCGATGTCTCCATGCCTTACACCACGGAGACCGACTACCAGATGGCCTTGTCTGAGGCATGGCAAGGTGAGGTCACCGTGGAGGAGGTGCCGGAAACCGCGGATGAAATCCGGGCGCGGCGTGACCGGCTTTTGGCGGCCACAGACTGGGCGGTGTTGCCGGATTCTCCATTGGACGCGCAGTCGCTGGAGGCGGTCAAAACCTACCGGCAGGCCCTGCGGGATGTGCCCCAACAGGAGCATTTTCCAGGCGCGATTACTTGGCCGCGGATGCCGGAGCTTGCGAATCTGCCCTGATTTGTGCGGCTTCCTCGGCAGACAGCCGCCCGGCGGCTATCAGCTGATTCAGACGGCCATCATCCCAAAGGCGGGGATAGTAGGCCCTCGCCATATCATACACTGTCACAACGCCACCCCCTGCATGGCCGCCAAGAAATCCACATCTGCCCGCAGCTGCTCCTGGGCTGTGGGAGGCGGCGCGGGGGCTCCATCATCCTCCGCGGTGATCTGCCCTTGATACGCCTCCGCCTGGGCGATAGCGTAATTCGCTTCCGTGTAAGGCATCGTAACACCGGACAGCACCGTCTCGATATCCGGCTCCTCGGGAGTGCCGTGGTTGATCTCTGTTGCCAACCGGTATTTGATGATCTTCATGTGCCCTCCTTCCAGTATTTCAAGAATAGGGTGAAGTTTAATCCGACTGTACGGCCAGACCCGACCGAAATTGTGAACTTCCCATTCCCGTTTTGTGTAAACAGACCAAGATAGTTTGATGCGTCGAAAACAGATTCTCCAAAAAGCCCTGGAATTTGCGTTCCGTTGTCCAATACGCCATAGCAATCCAGCATCTTTACCTGTCCGCTGGTATCCGGGATTTGGACTTCTATTATCTTTGACGAGTTGTCCGGGAATGCCCCGCCGTTCACGGCCATCACAAACACAGGTTTGCCGTCGTATCGCTCAGTGGTGCGGTACTCGACACCGATTTTCATGGGCGGATTCTCCCATTCAAACGGCATCCACACTGCTGGACTCGACGACGATGGATAGCGTAGCTTGAACATCCGCCATCCGCATAGCCCCACGTCTGCACTGCCGATATTGGATAGGACCGCGTAGTTCGCATCGCTCTTGTATAAGAGCGATACCGTAGTACCCGCTTTGCCGTACACTGCCGGCGGATAGGCCCGCACCAGTTTTGCGGTCTTGTCAGGCATCGCATCCAGTACAGCGTCTACCTTGGCGCAGTATGTCTCATAGGATTCCTCCGCGCTGGTGGTCGCAATTTCCTGTATCGCATCCCCGAAGCCATA